GTTCGCGTGAGTGCAAGTCCTGCAGTGATTGCTGATTCAAGCAGCGACACGATTCAGCCTCATCAGGTTTCAAGTGCTTCGGTACTCAGAATCGCGTCAGTGACGATGATTGGCACCCTGAACGCTTCCTCCGGGAATGGTGCTGCGGCCCCGGTTGCATTGGTAGCCGTTCGGCTCTGCTGCAATTGTTTCAGGCTCCGGCGATTCATCACGAGCACAGTCGGCTGCCGTCCTGCCGGGAACTCACTCAGCAGGCTGGAAATCAGGTCATCGGTGAGACCCTTGCCGCTGTCTGCGGTCAGGTTTGCAATTCGACCGATGGAGTAGGCTCCACCCATCTGCAGACCCATCCACACGCTACAGGGCGTGTCGTATGCGTGGTACCAACCGTTGGCACCCTGCACGCGAGCAATCTGCGTGTCGCCGATCTGAATCTGTGGCTGAGTAACCATTGCCACGTCATCAGTCCCCAGGCGTACTGCGTACACGCTGGAAGCGGTGTCGGCAGTTGTTCCGCCTGCGTCAATCACCATCGTGTCGGCGAGCGCATCGAGGTAGGTGGAGTTCAGGAACCCCGTAAACCCGGCAGCATCGCCTCCAGTTCCGGTGCCGTAGAACACTTGAGACTCAGTCTTAAACAGCATCGCTGCAAGGTGTCGTGCACCCTCGCGGGCAATCACTTGCTCTGGCGTGCTCTGACTGTCGCCGTCTGCTGATCGCACGTCGATTGCGAATGAGAAATCGGCAATCTTCAGATTCACGGTCACCGGGGTGTCCGTGCTGTGGTCGTTGTCGCGTCCGTCGTTTTCAGATCGGAAGCCAACCACAGGTGCACCGGTGTACTTGCGGTACTTGTGCACCGTGTTGGAGCCACTCGGACTGATTCGCGGCATTCTCGCGACGAATGGTGAATCCTGCAGCAGGTCAGACGTTGCGGTTTGGGCCACGTCAAACGCGCCCGCCACAAGGTCCGCCACGGTCATATTGTCGTCAGCCATTGGTCAGACCTCCTCAGTTGCGGCTTGCGCCATTGATGTGAATGCGGTTTGCGAACCCTTCCGATAGGGTCCGCGCCCGTGGTTTCTCCGTGCTGGTGTCGTCGCCGAATTGCTCCGGTTGCTCCTCGCCGAGTTGCACGGCTGCGATGCGGCCTGCAAGCTCGTCGCGTTCTGCGGTCAGGCTTTCCACCTGTGCACGCAACGCGGACAACTGCAAGGCCTGGCAATCCTCAAAACTCTTGCCTTCAGCGAACCACACGCCGCCATCGGCGCCGAATGCGGCAATAAACCGCTGCAGTTCAGCACTGAAGGTTTCGCGGGTCACTTCAGGGGCTGCCGGAACTTCCGGCGTGTCAACGGCGTCTGCCATTGGTTCTGCCTCCTTAATGAGTGACAGGTTGTGACGAGACAAGAAACGTGAGACGGCTGCACGAATGCGGTCACCGTCCACGCTTAACGCCTGCAATGTTGGCCGCTCGTCTGACAGACCAAAGGCGAATTCGAAGAGCTGCTCAGCGTCCTGTGCAACCTGCTGTTCACGATGAAACAGCCCGTCAGGATTGGCAGCCGGGGAATCCACAACGTCGGCCGCTCGCAGTTGCTGCAGCCGTGCGTGTGGGTAGTTGTTCTTGTTGTCCTCGTCAGGGCTCACGAATCGGCCGCCCTGCGTGTTCTCCAGTGTGTGCAGTTCGCTGGCTGCCGCGTCGTGATCGAAAACAATGCTGATCCCGAAATCTTCCGGCGCGTCCTCAGCCAGTTGCATGACGTAGTCTGCGAGGTTGCCGTCTGGGGTCTTCGTTGCACTCTCCTGGAAATGCAGGTCACCCAGCACCTGATCGCCCTCCGTGCGGAGGTTGTGAACCTTGCCTAGGTAGGTGCCGAGCCCGTCTGAACTCAGCCCCGGGTGAGTGAATCTGGCTTTCAGCCCGGTGTTTTTCGCATTGCCTGCGGCAGTTACGTCTGACAGGAAATCGGCGTCCACCCACAAGTCATGGCCGAGCGCCTCCCCGCGTGTGATGATGCTTGCACCGTGAATAACACCAAATCCGTAAAGCCCGCCCGTGCGGTCAATCTCGCTGGCGTTGGCGCGTGCTGTGCGTGCTCTGAAATGCTTCAATGGGAGTTCAATCACGCTCATTGTCTGCCCCTCGTGTTGCGGTCTTGCACGTCTTCTGCCACGGTCTCAACCGGCTGCATGACGTAGTTAAGCGGGACGCCCTTTGACGCTGCGTAATCGCGAGCACGTGCAATGGCGTCGATGTTTTCCTCATACTCCCCGCGCCCGGTCTCTTTGCAGATGCGGTACGGGTTATCGAGCCCGGCATTGATTGCAGCCACTGCCCCGTTGATTTCTTTTGTGGGGTCCCACCACGGCATTCCACGGTGTACCCACTCAAAGGTCAGGTCATTGATTGTGCGGCCGCGTGGCAGCCTCAGAGCACCGCTGAGAATCCACGACTGGTACAGCCAAACGGTGATTTTTCGCAGGAACTCAGCCACGTCTGCCCGTTTACTGATGCAACTGCGGTCGTACAGGAGCCACGCCGCACGGCTGCCAAAGAAATTCGTGCGTGACGGGTCGTGAAAATTCATTGGCAGGTCGAGCGAGTGCAGGGCAATCCCGAGCACCACCTCAAGAAACTGCTGCGTGTTGCTGCCGGGGTTGTCGGACTTCAGGAACTCCGCACGGTCACCGTCGTTCAAATCCAGTTGCACCGGACCACGGCCGAAATCAACTTTGTAACCCTCGGACTCGCTGCCCTCCAACGGGGCTGCCGATGTGTCTGCGTCACGTGAAAACACCAGCGCGAAAAGCTGCTCAACCTTCATTTTCGCGAGTGCGTAGTCAATGCCCTCGTACACGTCACGGAAGGAATTGATTGCAGACGCAAGCGGGGAAACCCCGCGTACCTGGTCGAATCGCTCATAGTACCCGTGCGGGATAATGCGGTTGGCTGGCACGTTTCGCGCCCACTCAAACTGCTGCCCGTTGGCGCGGTTGAACAATGCGTATTCTGCCGCACCGCCTGCACGGTTGACACGAACCCCGTTGACCCACGTTCCGCCGTTGAGATCGCTGCCGTCTGTCGGCTGCCGGATTCGGTCTGCCTCAATGGCCTGCAACTGCATTGATTGCAGTTTGAGGGCGAACACGTCACCGTCTCGCGTGCGCGCTGCCTCAAACAGTCTGAGCATTTTCGGGAATGAGTGCCGGCCGGCTGCGTCGCAATTCTGCGGCCGCTGCCAATCACGCATAAGGCTTTCGATCTGCGTGTCGAGCGATTCGTCTCCCGTTCGGCTCTGAAAGTCGAACATTGAGACGTAGTCAAGGTGTTTGCGTATCGCCCACGCAACCACGGCGAAATTGCGGGCCAAATCCCGCGTGGCACCGATCATGGAATGTCGGTCGCGGTTCTTTAGCTCCTCGTCTTCTGACTTCAGAATCGGGCTGGCAGCCTTGCGTTTCGTGCTGCTTCGCACGGCATCGTATCCGGTGGCAAACATCTTGCCGATGCGCCCGCCCCACCGCTGCAGTGTGGTTGCCTCACTCATGGCCCCGCCCCCAGATTGATGGTAGCGGAAACAGGACGAGCAACGGCACCGCCTGTGCATCGAGCGATTGCGGCTTGGATGTCGCGGAGTGCCCGGCGCAGATCCGCAGGGCTGGCAAATGTTGTGCTCTGCCCGTCCACGCTGATGCTGGTGACACCGCTTGCGAGGGCGGTTTCTAATGCGTCTCTACGGGCTTTGAGTGTTGCGAGGTCTGCCATGTTGGGCAGTGTGCTCGCGGGCTGTCGCGGGCGGAATGTGACTTTTCCAGCAGGCGGAAACAATTCGGCGGCGTGTTACGAAATGTTACGCGGTGTTACGGGCTGTGTGACACTTTGTGACATTTGTCACAATCCGTCACAGCGTTCTGTAGTTGTTTCCACGTGGTTTTCGTGCGAGACAATCACGTAATGGTTGCCGCATTCGCAGACTTTCCACCGCCGCACAATATGGGTGAACACCCGCCCGTCGCTGAGTTTGCCGCCGTACTCCTGTCGGGTTGTCCTGTTGACCTTGCCCTCAGTGCTGCCGCATTGGCTGCACGCCGGTGGCCTTACGCGCACGGTCTCACACTTCCGATAGGGTCGCTTTGTTTCTGTCTGCCCGGCTGGTTTCCGTGCCCGTCGTGTCGTGCTCATAAATAGCTCACCCGATTCCGTTTGGATTTGCCGCCGCCGCTCCCCCGTGAAACGGCTTGTGCCATCCTGCTGAAGTGTACCTTCTGTGAGATTGACGCCGCAACAATTGCACCGCAGGTTGTGTCAAGCCAATGGTTGTCAGGACTGCCCGGGAGTTGTCGCCATTCTAGCACAGTGCCGTGTGGCCCACTTGTTTCGGTTGCGTACTCGCTGGATGCCAGATGCTCGCAGTATCGGCGGTGATCGCCTTTGCTCAGTTCAAATGAACCTGCCCGGCCGCTGTCGGTTGCGATGCGACGGTGCAGGAATGTTTTGAGGGCGTTGGTGTCATCGAAAACGTTGCGTGTGCCGCGCTCGCTGGCGTCCGGTTTCATGATCCACGGCACTGCCGCGTCTGTACTCCTGATTTCGCCCTTGCCTTTGTTGCGTTGCAACATTGGCACGTCTGCGGCTTTGACGCCACGGCCGAACAGGGTGAACAGCCGGGATTTGTGAGGATTGGCCCGGATTGCCGCGCGTACGCTGCCGACTTGGTAACCGCCGTCAATGAGTCCGCAGTCGGTCTCAATCGTGGTGCCGTCTTCACGTTCCCATGCCCTGCCGATCAGTTGCGGCAATAAGGTCTCGAGCGCTGCCTGAATGCTCAGCTCCTCAGACATGCCTTTGTGCACCTGCTGAATCGACCGCTTAACGCTGCGGTACTCAAACGACCGCTGCCGTTGTTCGGGGTACGTGCCGTACACTGGGAAGATTCTGAAGTCGGCAGTAATGCCAACCGCGCACCAGTACAGCAGGCGTTTCTGCACGTCCACGTGAAACCCGACCGCCTGCACGTCTGCCGGGAATTTCGTCCACGTACCCACGCGGTCGCGGTTGATTTCGCCGGCCGTCAGGAAATCACCGCCCTGATTCAGCCTCATTGGCTGGTTCTGACACTCAGACGCAAACACGTCTTCACCGTCATCAATCAGAATGTTGTATGCGTGCTGGATTGCTGAGTGTTCGGCTGAGTGGTCGTAACATTCCGCCCACGTGGCCTGTGCTCCTGCGTCTGCTCGCTCGCGGTTTTTCAGGTAGTGCTTGTTACTGTCTTCGATTGCACGCCGTCTGTCGTGCGGGTCTTCAGGGTTGTAGTTTCGGCGGAT